GCAATTGGCTCTGGTGAGGGGGCGCAGGCTTATGGGTACGGGCACTATGTGGCCGAGAACCCCGATGTTGCGAAACAGTTTCAGCAAATGCTTGCGCACAAAGCGTTTGACTTGCAATCAGAGGCCAAAATGATGGGGCTGGATTTGCCAGCGGGCGTAAGGGGTGAGTTCATCAGGCAGTCAAGGGCAAACAAACCGCCAGAGGCAATGGCAAGAAGTCTGCAAAACGCAAGCATAGCCGCAAGAGACTTCCCGCAAGAAAAACTGGCTGAGTTGTTTAAAAAATATTCAGATTCTGGTGGGGGCGCTTTTTACAAAATTGACTTGCCAGACGACCAGATCGCAAAGATGCTAGACTGGGATGCTGAGATCAGCAAGCAGACGCCAGAAATACAGGCTTTGGCCAAACAGTTTGGATTGGCCTCGGACGATCTTGGTGGCGACTTGGTTGCCGCTATGAACGCAAAGAAACCTGCTGGTGCAGAGCAAATGCGTCAGGCAGGAGTGCCTGGGATCAGATACTTTGATGCTCAGAGTCGTGGCGGTCAGAAGGCTGACACGCGCAACTTTGTGGTGTTTCCACAAAACGAGGGTTTATTAAAGATTCTTGAGCGGAATGGCATACCGTTAGAATAAGCCTTTTAATCTCCACCTGTTTTACAGAGAGAACACTATGACAGAACCAACCAAACACGCAGGCGGCAGGCCAACAAAATACACGCCTGAACTGCTTGAAGAGTGCCACAGGTACTTAAAAGACTTCAACACATTACCAAGCATTGCAGGGCTTGCTGTCCGACTTGATGTCGCCCGTGAAACACTACAAGCATGGGCTAAAGACGAAGACAAGCCAGAGTTTTCTCACATTTATGCAAAACTCATGTCAATGCAGGAAGACGAACTCATCCGAAATGGCTTGATGGGGCACTTCAACGCCTCGATCACCAAGATGATCCTGACTAAGCATGGATACTCAGACAAGGTGGACGCAACGTCTTCCGATGGCTCAATGACTCCAGCAAGTCAGCCAGTTGTCATCCGCTTGGTAGGTCCAGATGATGAGTAAGAAGACAGAGCCTGAACTACGTCTTACCTTACCGCCAAAGCTGATTCCCGTTTTCACAAAGAAAGCGCGCTACCGTGTAGCCAAAGGCGGCCGAGGCAGTGCAAAGACTCGCACATTTGCTTTGATGACTGCGGTCAGGGGTTACCAGTGGGGTAGGGCTGGGTTGTCTGGGCAAATCCTCTGTGGTCGTGAGTTTATGAACTCATTGGACGATTCGTCGCTGGAAGAGGTCAAGGCGGCTATCAGGAGCGTCCCAGAGCTTGATGCGTACTACGAACTGGGCGACAAATACATCAAGTCAAAGGACGGGGCGATTACGTACACATTTGCTGGTCTACGACGGTCACTGGATAGCCTGAAGTCAAAGGCACGTATTCTGGTGGCGTGGATCGACGAGGCTGAGTCGGTCAGTGAGACGGCTTGGCGCAAGCTGATTCCAACGGTACGGGAAAACGACTCAGAGATATGGGTGACGTACAACCCTGAATCCAAAGAGTCGGCGACTCATAAGCGGTTCGTGGAGCAAGCGCCTGACGACGCCATCATTATTGACATGAACTGGAGAGACAATCCTTGGTTCCCAGATGTGCTGGACAGGGAGCGGCTCGAAGACAAACGAAAGAGGCCAGACATTTATGACCACGTTTGGGAGGGTGATTTTCTTGTTCACGCTGAAGGTGCGTATTACGCTACTGAAATGCGCAATTGCAAGGATAAAGGTCAAATCGGCACTGTTGACTACACTCCGAGCATTGGGGTCACTACCGCATGGGACTTGGGTGTGGGTGACTCGACAGCCATCTGGTTCGCTCAACACGTTGGGGCAGAGGTTCGCCTCATTGACTACTATGAGTCGTCGGGTGTGGGGCTGGGTCACTACGTGCAGATACTCAACCAAAAAGGGTACGTCTACACGAACCATATTCTGCCTCACGACGTTAGAGTCCGAGAGCTTGGGTCGGGCAAGTCACGCCTTGAGACGCTGGACGGGCTGGGTGTCAAGCCGATTACGATTGCGCCGCAACTAATGGTTGATGACGGCATCCAAGCGGTACGGTCGATGCTTGCCAACTGCTGGTTCGATGCAGAACGCTGTGAGCGCGGTATAGATGCTCTCAGGCAGTACCACAGGGAATATGACGACAACGGCAAGGTATGGCGCTCAAGACCAGCCCACGACTGGGCATCGCACGGCTCTGATGCTTTCAGGTATCTGGCGGTCGGTCACAGGGCTACATCCGACTGGGGCGCTCCAATCAGGCGAAATCTGAAAGGAATTGCTTAACTCTTTGGTGACCGCTATAATCAAAACGAACTATTTTAGGAAATGGTATGGGCGGCTTACTTGACAATTTAGACCCAGAGTCTGCACTTGTGGTTGGCAGTCGTGGCGATTATCGTCCTCCAATGACCAAAGAGCAGATGTTTTTGAACGTTCTGTTTGGCGACCGATCTAAGCCAATTACTGCTGAAGACTTCAACCCGTACCAATTACGTGAGTTGGAAAGCCTGTTGGCTGGTAAGGGCGACAAGGGCGATATTCAGTACAAAGATTATCCAAACATCGACAAAATGGGCGCTGTTGCAGGCAATCCTGATTTAGATATGTTTGCCAACGTCTTGGGTCGTTTTACTTACGAAACACTGCCAGACGGCACGCGCGTCATTAAAGACAATTACGACTTCAATAATCCACAGCGGCAGAAGATTGTCGAGGGCTACGAAAACACGAATCCTTTAATGAAGCCACTTGTTGCGGCGGCACGGGCGACTAACGCTGGTGCTTTAAAGGGACTCAAGGGTGCGGCAAGCGAGATTGGCATGGCGTACATCGGCAAAGATGGGCGACCAGTTGACATCCGCTACAAGCCCGCTGGCTTGTTGCCATCACTTTAAGGATTGATATGCCACTGAAAAAAGGCTCAAGCGCCAAGACCATTTCCAAGAACATCAAGACTGAGATAAAAGCTGGAAAGCCCCAGAAGCAGGCTGTGGCCATTGCCATGAGCATGGCTGGTCGCTCACTACCAGAGCGCAATATGCGCGCAAAGCGCAATAAAGCGAAGAAGTAATGGCTGATAACATCCCAGAAGAGCGCCCGCAATACCCTCACCCTGTCTTCAATGAAGACAATGCGTATTCTTTGGCTAAAATGCTTGGAGCGTGGGCAGTTGGGCTTGGTCCGCAGTACATGGCTTATCAAAAGGGCAAGGGTCTTTTGAATGCTGTTGGTACTGCTACTGATGCTTACGGGGCAATGACTGGTGAACCCTATGCGTCTGCAAAAGCGTTTTATGGCGAAGTGCCTGTGATCAACTACACGCACATGATGCAAACCGCGCTGGATCAAGCTGACCCAACGAGGGCGGCTCCAATTGTTTCGTATGAGGGAACTGGTCTTCATGGTGACCCCAAAAACAACTGGAAGATCATTTATGACGACGAGCCTGAGTACGAAAGCCCGTTTTCAAAGCTGGGCAAGAACCCGTCCGCTGGTGGACTTTTAAGAATGGTGGGTAAATAATGGCTACAAAGAAAAAAGTAATCCCTGTCAAAGCATTCAAACCATGCGCTGGTTGCCCAACTCCAGCCATGTGCAAAAAGGCAGGCAAATGCCTCGCTAAGAGCAAGTAATGGCTACCAAGGACAGCCGACTGGCGCGTGCTGGCGTCTCTGGCTACAATAAGCCAAAGAAGACACCAAGCCATCCGACCAAGTCGCACGTCGTGGTGGCCAAGTCTGGCGAACAGGTAAAGACAATTCGTTTTGGTCAGCAGGGCGCAAAAGGCTCACCTGATGGATCAAAGCGCAACGAAGCGTTCAAGGCTCGACACGCCAAGAACATTGCCAAGGGCAAGATGTCGGCGGCTTACTGGGCTGACAAAGTAAAGTGGTAATACTATGGCATTAACTAACTACACAAACCTGCGATCGACCATTGCAGAGACATTGAACCGAGACGACCTCACGTCGTCCATTCCCACATTCATTTCGCTGTGTGAGGCGGCGGTCAACCGCGACGTGCGTCACTGGCGCATGGAGACTCGTACAAGTGGTCAACAGTCTGCTGGCGACGCTTATATGCAAGTCCCTGCCGACTGGGTTGAGACCCTGCGGTTTAACGTTGTTGGTAACGGCACATCACCCATCAAGATGATCGACTCGACCTCGATGGCTGATATGCGGGCAATCGCCAACGACCAATACAACACACCGAAATACTACACATTGGAAGCTGGGCAGTTTCACTTATACCCAACCCCAATTGCAGACGTAGATGTTGAACTGTTATACTACGCTCAAGTGCCAGATTTAGCCTCAAATGCTACAAACTGGTTACTGAGCGCGGCTCCTGACGTTTACTTGTACGGGTCGTTGATTCATTCAGCCCCCTACCTACAAGACGACGCTCGACTCGCAGTATGGGCGCAACTGTATTCTGCGGCTGTTTCGCGGCTCAATGAGTCATCCAAAAACGCCAAATACAGCGGCGTCAGTTTAGTACCTAAAGTAAGAGGTTTAGCATGAGCTTTTCAAATTATCTGGAGACGAAAGTCTTAGATCACGTTTTCACAAACACCGCATACACATCACCATCTGCTGTTTATGTTGCGCTGTTTACATCCAACCCAGCAGAAGACGGTAGCGGCACAGAGGTTTCTGGTGGCGGCTATGCGCGTCAGGCTGGTTCTTTTTCTGTGTCTGGTAATACCGCAACGACAACTGCGGCTATCGAGTACCCAACCGCAACTGATAACTACGGTACGGTAACGCACGTTGGCATTTATGACGCATCAACCGCAGGGAATCTGCTTGCTTATGCGGCTTTGACAGCCAGCAAGACCATCTCTTCTGGCGACGTGTTCCGCATTCCAACTGGCGATCTCGACATTACTCTGGACTGATAAATGGCGCGTGGCTATGGCATAGCAAACTTTGGTGATGGCAATTACGGCGTCACCACATACGTAGATGCAACTGCATCTGGCTCTGTCGTTGCCACAACCAGCGTTATTGGCGGCAAGGTCTATTACGGGTCTGCCGCCTTTTCTGCAAGTTCAGACGGGTCTGCTGTCGGCGTATTTGTAATTGAGGGTTCGTCTCAGGATGTAACCGCAGTATCCACCACGGCATCCGCGGCTGTTGAGGTGTTTGACGGGCTTGCCTCAATGGGTGGGTCTGCTGTTGGTTCAACGGCATCTGGCACTAAAGTAATCCAAGGATCGGCAACTGTGGTTGCTGGCGTGACGCTTGCAGAAGCCTCATTGCAGTTCATTACCAATGCAGAGGCGTCAACATCTGTTTTGTCGAGTACCTCTGCCAATTGTGAGAGGATGGCTCTTGGTAGCGCGTCTATTGCATCTGAATTGGTGTTTGATGCAAGCGCCAACATTACAGCGGCTGGCGGTTTGGGGATTGAGTCAGCGTCATCTGTTTCAATTAACTACATTAGACAGCGAAGCGTTGCTGTACAGTCGATTCAGGCAGTTTCCACTGTGCCGTCTATTGGTGGTCGAGAAAAATGGGAGCCTTACGTTGTCACATCAGAAACGTGGACACCCATTCCAGCAACAAGCGAAACGTGGACTAAACTTGCCGCATAGGGTTAAGCATGGCTTTAATTAAACTTGACTTGCCTGCGGGCGTTTACAGCAACGGTACAGACTACGAGTCTTCTGGCCGCTGGAATAGTGCAAACTTAGTCCGCTGGCAGAACAATTCAATTCGACCTGTTGGGGGCTGGGTAACTCGCGTTGCAAACGTGGTTGATGAGGCTCCACGGGCGGCACACGCTTGGCTTGACAACTCACACGACCCACACCTTGCTGTTGGCACATACAATGAGTTGTACGCCATCAACTACGACGGCACTGCGACTGACATTACCCCATCTGGTTTCACTGCTGGTCAGGATAGTGCGGCAGAAAACATTGCTTACGGCGGCAAGGCTTTTGGCACTGGTTACTATGGCGTAACCCGTCCAACAGACGGCGTGGTGCTGGAGGCCACAACATGGCAACTGGACAACTGGGGTGAATACCTGATCGGTTGTTCTGTTGATGATGGGAAGTTGTACGAGTGGCCACTGACTGGTATTGCGGCACAGATCACCAATTCACCCATTGACTGCGTTGGCATCATTGCAACTGAAGAGCGGTTCATTTTTGCTCTGGGGGCTGATGGCAACCCACGTAAGGTGGCTTGGTGCGACCGTGAGAACAACACTGATTGGACTCCAGCGGCGACCAATGAGGCTGGCGACTTTGAATTGCAGACAAACGGCGAACTGATGTGTGGTGTTCGTGTTCGCGGTCGTACACTGCTTTTAACGACCACTGACGCGCATATTGCGACGTATGCTGGTCCACCTACCGTCTACGGCTTTGAGCGCGTTGGATCGTCTTGTGGTATCGCTACACGCAAGGGTCTGGTGGCTGTTGGTGAGGGTGCGTTCTGGATGGGGCGCAACAACTTCTTTATGTTCAACGGTTCTGGAGTGGCGGTCATTAAGTGTGACGTGTTGGATTATGTTTTTAACGACATAAACCGCCAGCAGATCAGTAAATCTTTTGGCGTTCACAATGGGCGCTTTGGTGAGATTTGGTGGTTCTATCCATCGGCAGACTCGACCGAAAATGATCGTTACGTGGTTTACGACTACCAAGACAATATCTGGACTGTCGGGCAACTTGATCGCACTGCTGGCGTTGATTCTGGTGTATTTACAACGCCCGTCTGGTTTGACCACAATGGCAACTCATACAACCACGAAATTGGCAACGATTACGGCGGCAACAGCCCGTATCTGGAGAGCGGACCGATCAACATCGCAAACGGTGACAACGTCATGCACCTGACGCAAATGATTCCTGATGAACTAAACCAAGGCGATGTCACAGCAATCATCAAAACCCGCTTCTACCCCAATGGTGAAGAGCGTGAGTACGGCCCGTATTCAATGTCGAACCCAACGAGTCTGCGTGCTACTGGGCGGCAAATCCGAATCAGGTTCACAGGCTCCGAGTATAAGAATTGGCGCATCGGCAAAATGCGCTTTAACGTCGAGCAGGGCGGTAAGCGATGAGGATTGCGCCTCCACCACAGGGTGACCAATGGAAGCCTTGGGCAGAGCGGCTGGTTTCGTACCTGTCTCGCATTCGCACCCTGCTTTCAACGCGCCTTGACTCTGACAACCCGTCTCAGGACGGTATTTTGCTGTGGGACCGCACTGGCTACCCCGTTGTGTCCAAGAATGGTGAGTTTCGACAGATCGTTCTGGCAGACGGTTATGCCTCGCTGAGTCGATCAACAAACCAGATTGCATCAGCAGTTGACACACCGCAGGCGATTGGCTGGAGTACGCCGTCATTTAACTCTGGCATTACACTTGACCCATCTGATAACACCAAGATTGTGTTTGCAGAAGAGGGCGTGTACCTGCTTGCTTTTGCTGTTGAGCTATTGTCCAATTCTTCAAGTGCAAAAAATGGCTGGTTCTGGCCAAAAATTGACGGCGTAGACGTGGCTGGATCAACAATTAAGGTCACAATGTCAGGCAACGGTCATTATTTGGTTATGAGTCGTTCTGCGGCGTTTCCAATGTCTGCTGGATCATATTTGCAGGCAATGTGGGCTGTAAGTGA